GGCGAACACGACGCGGTACCCGTTGAAGCTGTAGCAGATAATAAAATTCGAGAGCTTCACGGCGGACCTCATGGCCACTGGCTATCACCTGTTGAGCCTAGTATGGGTGCGAGTAAATTTCTCTTGCCTCCGGTCTGAATGATTCAAACTCTTTATATGAGCCTCGCCATTGTGCGGGGCTTTTTCGTTTTCGGCTCCACCACACCCATTGCTCCGAGCTGGGAGTGCTGCTGGAGCCGGATCTACTTCGCTCCCCGAGAGGGAGGATTCCGAGATGCCGAACATGCCCGACAAACCAGACACCTGGCTGCTTGTACTCGCCTGGCTGAGTCAGCATGCCCCGATGTTCTACGCCGCGGCGCTGTCGTGCTGGATCGCCTTCCTGCGTGTTATCTACGGCGGTGGAGGACGGCGGCAAGCCCTGCTGGAATCCTGTCTGTGCGGCGCGATCACAGCCGGGGCATTTCCGCTGCTCGAATACTTCAGTCTGCCCTCAAGTCTGGCAGCAGCCGTCGGCGCCGTCATTGGCACCCTTGGGGTGAAGAAGGTGGCCGCCCTGGCTGACCGATTCACTGACTTCAAATTGCCCAAGCGGCAGGAGTGATCCATGCAACTAATCGACAACTGGAAACAAGCGCTGAGCATGACCAGCGTTCAGGCCGGCGGTGCAATCGCTGCGCTTGGTGTGGCTGAGCAGCTGATGCCTTCGCTTCAGGCAGTGTTGCCGCCGATTGCCTATGGCGTGCTGGGTGTTCTGGTAATGATTGCCCGGGTGATATTGCAACCGAAACTGAACAAGTAACCAAATCCGCGACACGTTTCGCGAATCAGCAAATTGTGTCGCGACCTGCGACGAGGAATAGCCATGGGCAAGCTACCGGATATGACCGGCGCCTTCATCATGCTCGGCGCGATCTGCGCCGTCGCTGGCTGGGCGGTGATTCAGGGTTTGATCTGGATCGGCTCCCATATCAGTCTGGGGTGGATTGGATGACGACCATTGCCTACAAAGACGGCGTCATCGCCTATGACTCCCGCGTCACTAACGGCAACTCGATTACTCACGATGACTTCGACAAGTGCCAGGAAGTGAAGGGCGTCAAGTTCGTCTTTGCCGGCTACGTGTGCGACTACTCGAAGCTGATCGGCGCGTGGTTTGGCGAGCCAGTCACCGGCACCGTCGAATGCTCAGCCCTGGTGTTCGATGGGGAGTCACTTTGCTACGCGGCCTATAACGCCGAACACGGCCTTTGCAAAACGCCGATCTGGCTCGAAAGACCCTATGTCATCGGCAGCGGTTCCGATCACGCCATGACTGCCATGGACATGGGTGCAAACGCGTACAAGGCAGTCGAGATGGCCGCAAAGCGCGACACCAGTACTGGCGGTACGATACGGACAGTTTTGCTTGCTGAGCCGGGTAAGGCGGGGTAGGTGTGCCGCAGGTGAATGCGGCACTGGATAGATCAAGAGGTTGAGTACTCGAGATACAGTCTCTCAAGAGCCTCTTGGTACTTATCTCCCTTTAAAGTTTTTTTCAGCACCGCCAGGGCTTCGAGCGCCGATGTTGCAGCCATCGCCTCGTTTTCTCCCCGGTATGCGGCGCGCAGCCTTGCTGCTGCAACTATCGATTCTTCAGTCGTTGGCATGTTGTTGCCCTCGAAGGATTGAATCTCACTGATAGCCGCAACCCACCACTATTTCAAGCATTAGAGAAACCCTATGACAATCAAGCAACCCGACTGGGAGGCAATCCGCGAAGCCTGCAGCTTGGCCGGCCTTCCTCACCTCATCTACCACCACCTTCATCTGAAGGGGGAGGCATTCCTTTCTGGGGTGGTTCGCGGCCTGCTCGCAGCCGACATGCCACATATCAGGATGTTTGATGGCGAGGTGCCGGAAATCATTCGGGCTGAAGCAGAGTTCCCAGTCCCGCGGGGTCGAGTGGATTATCTGCTTATCCATGCCGATGGCTCGCTCACCGTATGCGAACTGAAAGACGGCGCAAAGGGAAAGCAGCATGTCCTTTCAGGCTTGGGGCAATGCATCGCCTACGCAATCCAGATTGGCATGGCAAACGCTGGTGTGCCGAAAATACGTAAGGCCCTTGTCTTCTCTTCATGGGGAAAACCAGAGGAGGAGTTGCTGGTGATGGATGCCTGTCGCTCGGCCGGTGTTATCGCCGTGCCAATGGGTGCTGAAGATGTTCATCGCGATTCAGTGATGAGTTTTATCGAAAGGAAAATCAGCAATGGCGACGAGAAAGTCCATTGACTGGGAATCTATAGAGGCTTCGTACCGCTCGGGCTCCCCGTCAGTCAGAGCGCTTGCAGAGAAATACGGCCTCACAGAAGGTGCGATTCGAAAGCGAGCAAGCAAGGAAGACTGGAAGCGGGATCTGACCGGAAAGGTTCAGGCTGCGACCAAGGAGAAACTGGTACGCACAAAAGTACGCACGGAAAGTACGCAGCGCACTGATGCGGAAATTGTTGAAGCCGAGTCAGACATCCGTGCTGACCTGGTGTTGTCGCATCGGATCGATCTTGCTCAGTGGCGCGGCATTGCGAACAAGCTTTGCGATGCTCTATCCGACATGAATGTGACCGCAGACAACGCCGGCGACTTCGCCCGATCCCTGAATGCTGGCGTTGACGCACAACTGAAGGTCATCAAGGGTGAGCGCCAAGCCTACAACCTCGACACGGAGACAGGTGACAAGACAGTCAGTGACCTGGCCGCAATGATGGACGATCTATCGAAGGAAGCCTGACATGAAGCCCGAGCACTTGAAGCTGCTCCGGGACAAGCGTTGGCGCCTGAACAACCTCTACTTCATCACGGACAAGCAGGGCAAGAAGGTCCGCTTCCGGATGACGGACGAGCAGATCGAATACTTCGACGGGATGCACACCCGAAACATCATCCTGAAGGCTCGTCAGCTCGGCTTCACCACTGAGTGCTGCATCATCCAGTTGGACGCGGCTCTGTTCGAGTCGGCCAAGTGCGCGCTAATCGCTCACACGCTGAACGACGCAAAGCGCTTGTTCCGGGAGAAGGTCAAATATGCCTATGACAACCTGCCTGCTGAGATACGCGCTGCCAACCCTGCTTCTAACGATGCTGCTGGTGAGCTTGTGTTCAGCAAAGGCGGATCGCTCTACGTGTCCACGTCCTTCCGGGGCGGGACTCTACGGTATCTGCACGTATCCGAGTTCGGGAAGATCTGCGCCAAGTTTCCACACAAGGCCCGAGAGATCGTCACTGGGGCCTTCGAGGCTGTCGCCACCGACTGCTTCGTCACGATTGAATCGACGGCGGAGGGCAGAGCGGGCTACTTCTTCGACTACTCGCAGAGCGCGGAACGCCAGCAACTGGCCGGCGTGCCACTGGGCCTGCTGGACTGGAAGTTTTTCTTCTTTAGCTGGTGGAAGAACAAAGCCTACTCGCTTGACCCTACTGATGTGGTCATCTCACAGCGCCTGACCGATTACTTCAACGAGTTGCACGCCAAGCAAGGCATCGTCACGAACGACGGTCAGCGTGCCTGGTACGCGGCCAAAGAGAAGACGCTCGGCGACGACATGAAGCGGGAATACCCGTCCATTCCTGTCGAAGCCTTCCAGCAGTCGGTTGAGGGTGCTTATTACGCGCAGCAACTGACCAAGCTTTACGCCCAGCAGCGTATTGGCGCGATACCGGACAACAGCCATCTGCCGGTGATGACCTTCTGGGACATCGGCGTCAGCGACTCCACGGCTATCTGGTTCGTGCGCCAAGTCGGCACCGAATACCACGTCATCGATTACTACGAGAACTCGGGCGAAGGCCTGCGGCATTACATGAAGGTGCTCAAGGACAAGGGTTACACCTATTCCGAGCACTGGGGCCCGCACGACATCGACAACCGCGAGTTCGGTAGTGACGCCAAGACTCGTCGCGAACTCGCCCAAGAGGGTTACGAGATCGATGGGCAGAAGTACCAAATGACTTTCCAGGTGGTCCCGAAGATCGGCATCAACGACGGCATCGAGGCGGTGCGGGAGATTCTTCCACTCTGCGTGTTCGATGAGTCGAAGTGCGAGGAGGGCATCAACTGCATCGAGAACTACCGCAAGGAATGGGACGACAAGCGCGGCTGCTGGAAAGACAGGCCGCTTCATGACTGGACCTCTCACGGTTCCGACGGATTCCGGTACTTCGCAGTGGCGAAGAGCGCCAGGAAGCCGGCCACCAAAATCAGAATGGGATTTGCACGCTGATGAGCGACGTCACTTTCACGCGCCCCGAGTACAAAGCGGCGCAGTACCGCTGGCGCTTGGTGCGCGACGTCTGCAAAGGCTCGGAAACCATCAAGGACGCTGGAGACCGGTATTTGCCGCGGCCGAACGCCTCGGACACCAGCCAGGACAATAAGGATCGCTACGACGCGTACAAGAAGCGGGCGGTGTTCTACAACGCCACCGGAAGGACGAAACACAGTCTGGTAGGGGCGGTATTTCGCACCTGGCCAACGCTGACTGTCCCTGGCGCCCTGGACTACGTGTCGAAGGACATCGACGGGCAGGGCGTGAGCATCTACCAGCAGTCGCAGTCGGTCATCGGGCATCTGCTCGAAGTCGGCCGTCATGGGCTGCTGGTGGATTACGCGGCTGTCGTGGCTGGCTCGGTGAGCAAGGCAGACGAACAAGCAGGCCGCGCTCGGGCAAGCGTTGCCAGCTATTCGGCTGAGTCGATCATCAACTGGAAGACTCGCCAAGTAGGTGGGCAACACCTGCTGAGTTTGGTCGTGTTACGCGAGACGGTCGATGTCGACACCGATGACGGCTTTGGTAGCGAGCAGGTCGTTCAGTATCGAGTGCTGCGCTTGGATGCCGCCGGTGTCTATACGCAGGAAGTGTGGGAAGAGGGTTCCAGCCAGACGACAATGATCATCGCGCCCTTCACTCCGCTGAATGGCCTCGGTCAGCCTTGGCGAGTGATCCCGTTCCAGTTTCTCGGCAGCGAGAACAACGACACCAGCATCGACGACTCACCGCTGTACGACATGGCCGAAATCAACATCGGTCATTACCGCAACAGCGCGGATTACGAAGAGGCTGCCTACCTGGTGGGTCAGCCTCAACCGTGGATGTCCGGGCTCAGCGATCAGTGGCGGGACCACCTGGAGAAAGAAGGGATTTTCTTGGGCTCCCGTGCACCGTGGCTGCTTCCTCAAGGCGGTGCCTGCGGAATGATGCAGGCTCAGCCAAACGCACTTGCCAAAGAGGCCATGGACAGCAAGAAAGAGGACATGGTGTCGCTCGGCGCCCGACTGATCGAGCGAGGCAGCGCGGTGAAGACCGCGACCCAGGCCGACAACGACAGCGCCGCGGAACACAGCGTGTTGTCGCTGGTGGTGAGCAACGTCAGCGAGGCCTACAGCCAATGCTTGGTCTGGATGGCTGAGTTCGTGAACGCTCCCGGCGAAACCCTCTACAAGCTCAATCAGGACTTCAGTCAGATCACCTTGGACGCAACGATCCTATCCGCACTGTTCAACGCAGTGCAGGGCGGCAAGCTGCCGGCGGGCGACTTCTGGCAATACCTGCGCGATCGCGGGGTTATCGATCCCGAGAAGACCGACGACCAGATCCGCGACGAACTGGAAACCGAAAGCCCTGGGCCTGCGCTGGACGACACCGAGGTAATCCCGAATGGCGGCAAACCAAGCAATCCTTGATGCCACGATTCGGCACGCCGTTTTCCTCGAGCAGTTGAAGTCGGGGGAGGTCGCGAAGTTCGGGCCTTTCCTCAAGGAGATTGACCGCTCGATTCGTGAGCGACTGACTCGGGCCGACCTGACGGATTACACCGTTGTTCGGCTGGAGCGATTGCTGAGCGAAGTCGATAGCCTGCTGCTGGGCATCTTCAACCGCTACAGCGACAAGCTGAACCTCGACCTGATCGACATTGCGAACTACGAGGCCGAGTTCGAAGCGACCAGCCTGACTCGGGCGGCACCGGTGGGCGTCTCGTTTGATGCGGCGGTGCCGGGTGCTGCTGTCATCAGGGCGGCCATCCTCGGCAACCCGCTCAGCGTGCGCGGCGCGGACGGTGGCAAGCTGCTCAAGTCGTTCATTGATGGCTTCACCGCCACCGAGCGACAACGCCTCACAGGCGCGATCCGGCAGGGCTTCTTCGAAGGCCGGAGCAACTTCCAGATCATCAAGAACATTCGCGGCACCAAGGCGCTCCAGTACAACGACGGCATCCTGGCCACGACCAACCGGAACGCCGGTGCAGTTGTTCGGACTGCGGTGCAGCACGTTGCCACCCAAGCGCGCATGGAGACGCTGAAAGAGAACGCCGATGTCGTGCAGGCGGTGGAGTGGGTCA